TTTTTGAATCTGCGTTAGAGCTTCCGCACTGTATCGCTCTGGGTGAAGCGCTTCGCCTTGTTCTCTAAACTCTTCGTCTTCTTCAGCTAACGCTGGATACTTGACTACCTCCCACTGATCCGCACCGCCGGCTGCTGCAGCTAGTAGCTTTCCTGCTAAATCATCATCGTGCCATCTAGTAAGAATTACTAGCACGCCACCTCCTGGAGCAAGACGTGTGTACGCAGTTGACGTATACCAGTCCCAGACTGAATCCCTATTATATTCTGACTCTGCATCTTCTCTGTTTTTTACTGGGTCATCGATGACGAGTACGTGCGCTCCTTTACCAGTAATACCACCACCGACACCAGCTGCTACATAACCGCCGCCCTTGGTTGTATTCCAAGATTCTACGGACTGCGAACTAGGGTCTAGTGAAACTCCAGAAAAAACATTTTTATAATTAGGTTCTCTTAATTGTTGACGAACCTTACGACTAAAGTTCATGGCCAACGATCCAGAGTAAGAACAACTAATAAACTCATGTTCAGGGTTCTTGCCTAAGTGCCACGCTGGAAAGGCAACAGAAGCTAAAGTAGATTTACCATGTCTAGGTGGCATAAATAACATTAACCTAGGTGACTTCTTATCATTTACATCTTGACTAAATTGTTCAAGTCTTAAACAAATATCTTTGTGTACCCAACCTGCTACATAGTCAGAATTAAATCTTTCAACAAATGGTAATAAGTGCTTACGTGACAACGCACGCATTGCTAACTCTTGTTGTGCTTTTTCTTGTTCAGTTTGTTCAACTACTTCTTCTTCTGTCGGTTCTTCTATTTGAGGAGCAACTAGACGCTCTGCTTCATCAGCTTTACAGTATACGCATATTTGATCGTCTCCTGGGTACAACGTATCAGGATGTAAAGACTTACATGTAGTACATTCAATCTTCTTTATTTCCATCTTTCTTTGGCATTAGATATTGATTATCAGTTCCTGCTATTTTTAACAATTCAGCATCTGGTAATTTTTCTAGTTGTTGAACTGTTTTATCAAGATTTATATTTATTTGCGTCGCATGTTCTGGTGCAAATAGACCGTGGAGCTTGCACAATGAATCAGTAATAACTTTTTCTTCAGTAGCTGTTACAGATTTACGGTGCGCTTCTAAGTACATAGAAGTAGCTTGTTGTTTATCGAACTTAATTTCTTCTTTAAATTCTGCACGCATCCTGGCCAGCATTTTGTGTACAGCGGGTTTTTTAAATATTTTATAAACATGCTCATTATTAGTATAGCCAGCTGCCCTACCAGCTGCTGCTTTGGACATACCACGAAGGTGAAATAAAAGTAAACGCTCTTCTTGAACACTCAATTCGTTTAGTTTTACATCTGCGTAAGGGTAATGAGACTGAAGCTCGGCCCTTTCTTGTTCAAAATTCTCTTCTTTATCAGTCATTTTCTTTGAATTCTACTATATTTTTACACCACCAGTACAATAAGTCCTCAGATAAGTTGTGTTTTAAAATATTCACTCTGCTACAAACTAATTGAATATTGCTCGGTATGTACCAAATAGTTGGGTCTATTCTATCAATTGAAGCATTCAAATCTTTTTTACCATGCCCATCTTTATGGTAAGTCATATATAAATTAGTAAGTGCACACTTACCTTCTTGTCTCTCCCAAACTTTTACAAGATCTTCTGGTTGAATATCCCAAACTACATCTTTGTTATTTTTAGTTCTAGAGTATTTTAGATGATGGTATAAACTTTTTAGATATGCTTCTGGAGAACCACTTTTTTTCTTGTTTCTTGCAATAGTACGACAGCCAAGACAAGTTGACCGGTAGAAAACTCCTTTAGCATTTGAAGATTTAAATTCACTTTTGGGGAAACTTTTTTTGCAACCCGCACATTTCTTTGTGCTCATGCTTAGTCACTATATAGGGTAATAATTTTTTTGTGAAATTTTTTTTCAGTAAAAATTTGTATTTTACTGCTCAGACATTGTCCTTACTATCATAGTTGCGGCACCCCCTTCCCCGATTTAGTATTTGGAACCTTGTTTTGCATTTTATTGTCGTGGAACCTTGTCTGAAAAAGCTGGACTTCGTCCATCTTCTTCGATGGACATATGTGACATCGAGAGATTGGCTCCTGATGCATTAACTCTAAACAAAGGAGATACAATGAGTATTACTTTTATAGATAGCAAAGACATTTCTTTGCAACCGGACCCTAACCTAAATCAAGGCAAAGGGAAAATTAAAACTTGGACCAAAGGTGGTGGCGTCGTGATGGATGTCACATTAGAAGATACGGATGGTAAGCTTAGAAACTCAGGACAAATATATACCTGCACTCTAAATACTGACAAAGGCTTCTCCATTAGCATTAACAATAATGTTACTGGCGAGCGTATGGTTGTCTTCCCATCTCAGCAGGACCCTGCAACTTATAAAGCAACTACTGCTAATGGTTCAGCCCCTGTCAGAAAAAGAACCGCTAAAGCTGCAAGCGTTGATGCAGCCAACCCTTTAGGTGAGTAATATGGATATTAAATTCAAAGCCCCTTCCCTAAAAGCTTTAGCTGCTAGTCCCTTTCGCCTAGCAGGTAAGGCATATCTCTTCGCCAAAGAAGAGTTTGTTAATGGTGCAACGCCTAAACAAGAAGAGCCAGCGGCGAAACGCCCTAGCCCAGTAGTTTACAACCACGAGAAAGGTGGTTACGAACGCCAAGGCTAAGCCCTTCAAGCTTTGGAGCTCCTTCGGGGGCTCCTTAGCTTTTTTTTAAACAACAATGGAGACTATATGAGTGTGCTATTACTATCATCGGTGTGCTATATTACTATCATCACGTTAGTGATGGAACGTTACAGGACCGTTGGTGTGTGCTCTAGAGTATCGGATGAGAGCACGAGGTGTACCGGGTGTACCACCTTTGTACCACGTACAAACACAATGTGCGGTACACCTAACAACGGTCCGGGGACTGGCTTTCATGGAATGAAGCACGAAGTGTACCAGATGTACCAGTACCGAAGCGTTAGCTTTAGTAATAGACCGTGGACCGTGGTTATAGAATCGTTGTTCGATTCGTTAAATAACCGGTACAAATGGTACAAAGACCACGAAACACAGCTACCGCACGGGTTTCAGCTGTACCACCTAACATTTGTTACTGGTACACCATTTACCAAAAAGGTAGCAAACATAAGGGTTTCAGCTGTACCACTATGTACCACAAACAGTGATGGGAAGCAGTCGGAAGCTCCATGGGGAGCGCTGGGAAGCCTCAAATCCTTCTTCGAAGGATTTAGTCGATGGTTGTTTATGTGATTAATTATTTAATATTATGGAGATATTATGGAAATTTTACTAAGTCTAGCCCTCGGGGCATTTGTAGGTTGGTTTCTTACTATTGAAGCTATTTATAGCCAAAGTGCAAGAGACCTTAAGAAAAGCAAGCGTGAGTACGATAAACTTATGCGTGAACTTGCGGAGGAATCATGAGCGGCAGTAAAAAGAAAGGTGTTAGAGATCGTTGGGGTCATGTTGCCAGTTCTGTCAAGAGTGTTGGCAATGAGACCCGCGTGTGTGATGGGAAGTATCTAGGCGGTTGTACTATACAAAACGCTGACGATTTGTTCCCAGAACATGAATCATATACTTATGAAAGCAACTATTACATTATGAAATGTATAAGTTCAATGCCTAAACCTAAGTATAAAAAGGATTCTGATTGATGTTTAGTCAATCGAATAAAGTGCATGCGTACGCATGTGTAACATTAACCACTACTATAGGAGTGTAAAAATGGTTGAATCAACCAATGAAAGTCAGCAAGAACTTAATCTTGCACCACAGGGGGCAGAAGATAATTCTGTCGAAGCCACAATAACTTTGCCAGCCAATCATTGGTACCATCGTAAGTATGCGTTCAATGCTGCTGGTGAGCCCACTTACAACAACACTGTTGTGAAAGAAATTATGGACATCTTTGACCAGAAATTGAATTCACCAATGTTGTTTGTAGATGACACTAACGGTGTTGAAGAGCAAGTCTTTGACAAAGATATATCGCTGGTTTGTGATGGTCAGTCAGTGTTAATGAATGTAGACCCAGCTTCGACTGGCTTTGCATTCTTAAACTTGTGCAACAAAACTTGGGCTGAGTTTGCCTCAGTTGCTTATGAAGTTGTTGAAGCATTGTCTGCTTCTAAAGAGGAACCAGAGCAATGGTTACTTGACAGAGAGCAAGACATGTACGCTTTGGGTTACAAAGCAAGATTGCTTAAACAAGCTTTAGAAGCTCTTGGTAAAGACTTTGGTTTTAAACACGACGGTATATCCAGAGACCGTGTTGAACAAAACGTTATGACACGTTGCCAAAGGCTAGCTAAATATAGCTTTGATAAAATCCAAGCTACAGGTGCTATTACCAAAGAAAAAGGTAATGTTCGCATTCAAGAGTCGTTCGACAGAGCGTAATTTTAACAAGTCCTGCCGTGAATCTGGATTGCTATCTAGATATGCCAGAACGGTTAAACCTACTAGGTTTACGGCAGGCATTTATTACAAGTCCTACTGAGTTGATGTTTCGATTACTCGGTAGGCACTTGTTACGGAGAAACAAATGGATAGATTAGCTAAGATTGATATGTGGGTTTGTAAAAATCCATTGAAATATCATTTATACACAAAGAGTCCGCTAGTTATATTAGTGTGTTCT